CCGAGAATGTCCTTATTGCAGAATGATGAAGCACGGATATAGTAGATTGCGTTCCTTCGCATATCCGCTAATCGTGGTTTCCATCGTGCAACAAAAGCGTTAAGACGTTCATTTTCAAGCCTTATCTTCTCCATCGTGACAGGGTTCTTCGTATTACGCAAATCCTGCTGGAGCATAAACTGCTTATAGAGCGACTGATTGATAGCAAGTGAAACACTGGCTATCTCCTCAATGAGCTGTCGGTCCATCTTATTTTCGTATTCCTCAAACCAATCGTCCTCACCAAGGTCGACACGTGCCGTATCGCTCACACCTGTCACGCCTTCATAGTAGGCAGAGCGACGGATGTCAGCTGAACCACCACGGAGGGAAGGGAAGAGGCGTGACTTGAGTTTCTCTCCGCTGTTGTGCTTCATCTCCTCGACGAATGCGTGCACGGCATTACGACCAGCGACACTCTCAGGCTGATCTGAAGACACCAACTGGAGGTGTGCACCATTGCGAAAGATGACCGAGTGCTTAGCGTAGGCAATAGGGTAGCGTGGTCGACGGAAGTGAGAAGGGAGCTTTGCTTCGCCCACCACATAGTCGATACCATACTCTAACATTGCACGCTGCTTACCATTCACGATGACAGGACGAGAGAACGATGCCTGAATGTTAGGCCAGACATTCGTCATCAGTGCGACGTAAGTCTTATGCACAAGGAACGAGAGTTCACCAGGCATGTCATTCGTCACACGGATAAGTCGGGGAACGATAACGCCCTCCGTCTTACCTGTAGCACGAGCCCACTCTGCATAGAGCATATTCGGGTCGATAATATTCGCTAACAGCTGAACACGATTCATATAGTAATGCTCGAAGTCAACTGTAGGCTGTTCGTTGTTTATAATTTCATCAGTCATTTTGAATCTCCTCTACTATTTCTGCATCTTGAATGTCAGCATCACGCAGCAGTCTCTTCTTCTCCTTCTGCTCGATAGGCAGCGAGTCGATAAGCGTAACATAAAAACCTTGATTGTGCTTTGCAGCAATATCCTTGAGACTCTTCTTCGAGAAGCCAAGTTCCTCTGCTGTGATGCTTGGTGTGATAATGAACGTAACACCAAGGTCTCTATCGGCTTCGGAGATCTCAGAAGCACGACGACGACACTCCAGCGCACGTTCATAGCACTTGCCCTGTGTCTTATAGTCACCAGACAGCGCACAGAGCTTAGCAAGGTTCTCAAACTGGTTAGCGTACTGATTCTCCCATATCTTGATGGGTACGTTGTTGTCTACTTGGAAGTAGTTGATGGCTTCGTAAAGTCGAGCCATACAGGTGCGCTGCTCTATCTTGATACCTTGGTTAGCATTGATGCGCTGTTGCAACTTACGAGCCGCACGAGTTATATTGCGTTCGTGCTCGTAGATTTCCATTGCCCACTGCAATTGCTCCAAGAACTTCTGTAGTTCTTGGGGAATAGCATCGCACTTGCCAGTGGCAAAGAACTGCGATATTAAGTCGGGGTGTATCTGTTCGATACGGTCAAGTTGTGTCATACGCCAAAAAGGTCTTTTCGCAACTGCTCTTCCTTTGCCTGCTGAATAATCTCACGCAGTTCCTTCACGGCTTCGGTGCTGCCATCCTTAGCCATTTCAACGAGCTTGGTAAGGATTGCACGCATATCCTCCGTGACGTTCACGAGCATTGCGATGTCTGCAAGAATTTTCTGAATATCTGAATCCATAACGCAAAGATAATCAAAGAGGATGAGCAGGCAAAAGACAGACCATTTTCCTGACGTCAGGAAAAAGAAGCAGCGTGCCTCACGGCAGACTGCTTCACAATTTGAGAAATGCTTAAAAAAAATTATATCTTCAGACGGCAATCGTGTCGAGGATGCCGTTGTATTGTTCGAGTGCTTCGAGATAATTGTCGATGGCTGCCGTGTCGGTGGGTGCTGACTTGAATTGGTTCCACGCTGTGCGCACTGCGCTATAGGCTACCGAGGGCGAATGAGAGAGGGCAATAGTCATAGCGCACCTCCTTCCAACCATTCAGCCACGAAGCAGGCAGCCAAGAGAACTACGAGGAACAGATGAGCGTAGCAGACCTCCTTATGCGTGAAACGCTCACCGCATAGACGTGAGAAAGTAGCTGATTCGCCATTAAACCACTGTGAAAACTTATTGCGCTTTTCGCTTGCCCAATCCTTGAGCGTGAACGACCGCTGCGCTGTGCGGAGGGTTGTTGGTTGCATATTGCATCATTCTTTTAGCATCCACGGAACTGCCGTGGCAGAGACACAGAGAAGCGGCTGCACATCCCGCTGCTAAAAGAATGATGTCTCTACCCGAAGGGCTTTGAAAATTCTACGGAATGGCAACCGCCAATATCTTTATGAGCATAAAAAATGCCCAATCGAAAACGTTGAGCAATGACCGATGCTCTCCGGGATAGTCTACTATCATTCTTTTAGCACTGCAAAGATAAGCATTCGTTTTGAATAATGCAAGCGAAACGCAAATAATTTTTGCGTGACGCAAGAGATTATATATCAAGATGGATGAAACTTGGACCGAAAGCGAAGTTAAGAGTCATCTTTCCGCCTTCAACGGTCAGAGAGAAATTGCCTTGCGAAATGATGTCCATACCGATAACGAACTCTACATCTTCGGGCAACTGGTCAGACTCGAAAGCATCGATAATGGTTGCCTGTCCACAGTTGCCGGGCATGGCAATGGTAAGAAGCGCACGTCCGCTGACACGTCCGCCTATTCCTTTTACGGAGTTGTTGGCACGGCTGACAGGCAGTTGCAGGTATTCTGCTGTGAGTGGTTGGATGCAGGACACCTCTGCACCCGTGTCCCAAAGGGCATCTGTAAGAATCTCCTTTCGGCTTATGGTGTTGATAAGTCGGATAGGCGTAATGATGCGTCGGGTGGAGGGTAGGGTCTGCGTGAAGAAGGTTGTGTTCTGTTCCATTTCTTGCAAGTTCTTAATGTTTTTGCAAAGATAAACATAAATCATCAGAAGCGAAAAGACAAAGAAAGAGAAATCCCCCCCCTCCCCAACCGGGGGAGGGGGGGGGGGAAGAAAAAAAAAAAAAAAACACGAATCCTCTCTGTGGCGGATTGG